GATTTCTTTGTGCTCTTCGCCGTAGCGAGCGTATTCCATACCGAACAAAGCGTTCAGACCGGGGAGCAACTCTTTAAGTAGTTGTGCGCGTGAAATTGCCATGGTTAGTTACTCCTTATGCCACGCCGGTGGCGTTGCTGTATGAATGTGCGCCGGGATTGAACTTGACCAAGATGTCAGTGAAGGCGTCGCCAACAGGTGAGAATCCGGGGGTGTCCGCAAAACCGACAACACGGAAAGCAATACCAGAAGTGGCAGCAGCAGAAGAGCTAACAGCCGTAGTGGAATTACCAGTGGTTGTAGAACCTGTTGAAGTGCTCTGAACAGCGCTCAGATTCACGTTCATGCCCAAAGTGGTTTGAGCCATTGAGCCGTTAGCTTGCACTTGGAACACAGCGCGGTCGTCATCAATTACATACGCAGTAATGGCCGAGCCGTTCACAGAAGCTGTGTTGGCAGGGTAGTACTGTGAGTACATTGTTTGACCTTGTGCGTTCACAAAGGAGCAACCGACGAAAACGCCGATGGTACCTGCGGGGAACGGTGTGCTGTTATCGCCATTTGTGGTGACGATGTTAATGTAACCAGACGTATTGATTGCAACGATCGAACCGTTAAAAATGTTCGTGTTGTAACCCGCTGGGTCAATCAAGAATGAACGGGTGCTACCAGCCTATGGTAGGCCGCCCAACTCATTCACGGCGCGAAGGCCGTAGGGAGAAGCGGTAGATGCCATTTAAGGACTCCTAAGTTTATTTAGAACCAGAACCAAATCCACCACGCGTTGATGACGACTTTCGTTCGGCAAACAGCGGCATACGTGGATCATTTTGTCGCATGAAGTTGTTGTCAACTGATTCCATCTGGTTTTGAGCTTGTTGGTCATAGTACTCATCCCGGGCTCTGGCTTTTTCGGCAGGCATCTTGCAGAGCATGAGGCCACCAATTTCCACGTTCCCAGTCTTTTCGTTGCCCACCAGCATCAATTCTGGATGGTCATCTGCCTTCACCGGTACCCAACCTTCACGCATTTTGCGCGACACGTTAGTTACTTCCGCTTGTCCCAGAATGTGAGTCGCTACCCAGCGATACACATAGCCCGGTTCAGGCGTTGGATCAGGCAAGTTTGTCGGCGGTACGTATACTGCACGAACAGATTTTTCGCGTGACTTTAAGTCACGATTTGAGCGGTCAATTGTTTCAGCCATTTCAACTCTCCAGTTTTGCTACTTGTGCAGCGTATTGCTGCGGGGTTAAACCAAATTTTTTAGCTAACGCTACTTGCGTTTGAGTTAGCTTAATTTTTCCTGCACTCGTAGAACGAGATACAGAGGCCACCACTGTCGTAGGTCGCTTTTGAGCCTCACCAGACCTTGGCTTGTCTTCGCTCCGACCAAACAGATCAGGAAACGTTGACTTCATGCGAGCGTCAATTTGCTCGAAGTATTCCGCAGAGCGGGGATCCACTCCGTTTGTGACTAGCTTTTGATGCAGCCCTAGTGCGTAGCTGGTGTATTCCTCGAACCCACTTTGTCCAAACCACTGGTTTTTTGCCTGCCAGCGCAGAGTTTTTTCATCCGGTTCAGCCTTTTGGGGTTGGGCTTGTTGCGTTTGTACCTCAAAATTATCTTCCTGTAAAGGGGTTGGACGATAATTTTTTACTTGTTCTGCACGAATCTTTGCGTCCATCACAGCTTCTTGGGCTTCAATGATGGCATCCGTGTCGTAGGACTCTTGAGCTTCCTTGAGTTTGCGACGTGCCATAGCGAGTTCAGACTCGGCTTTTGACTTGGCGCCTTCAATAATGGCTTCTTGTCCTGTGTAAACGTTTTGCTTGAGGCGTTTGTTTTCCTCAATCAACTGCTGTGCTAGGCGCTCAAGCTCTTGCTTCTCGCGCATGGTGGCTTCTTTGACACGGCGCTCGTCGTGGCGGGCGTGTGTCAATTCTTTGATTCGACCTTTGACTTTTTCAGAGTACGTCTCGATCTCTTCGTCGGTTGGATCCAACACTTCGCGGTCTAGGGGCTTGCGGCCCCTGTCACGCTCAGGCGTATCGTCTTCGATTTCAATTTCTACGTCATCTGCGCCTTCAATTTCAAAGTCAACGTCAGACTTCTTGTCTTCGATTTCGTCAGGGAACTTGTAGGGTTCGTTCATAGTCTTCCTTTCAAGCGCGGGTCAGGCCGCGAGGGTCTAGCACAACAGCATCAACTTGGTCATCGTTGATGAGACGGAACTCCTTGCCAAAGATCTTGAATCTTGTACCGGAGTAAGTACGTACTAACACGAAGTCGCCCTCTTTACACCATGCTCCGTTGGGAAACTTGGCGGTGTCTTTATACGCATCGGGGCCTACACGCAATACAAACAGCACCGTGGTGGCGTGTTCTTCTTGACGCATAGTGGCGGTATCTCTCACGAGATCCAGTGACGTTCCTGCAATCTTTTGTTCGACTTCAGGGACTACGCAAAGCAATTTCCAGCCTGTTGGGACTGGCAGTGCGCCTGCTTTTGTATCGTTATCATCATCTTCGTCAGGCTGTTCGACTGGCTGGATGTGTGGCGGCAACGAAATACCGGGGGGTAAGATTAATCCTACATCACTCATGGGCTTCTTCTACTTTCTTCAGCAGGTCAAGAACATAACGCTCTGCGAGAGCTAGACCTGAAATAATCCCGCAGAGTTTTTGGTATTCCTCAAATGATCGACATGCTCCACCGGCGATATCGTCGGCGTAGTTATTCATGTCGGTGCGTATTTGGTTGCGCAATACGTGTGCGAAGTCTTGGATCATTTTCTAGAGCCTTGGTTCCTGCTATTTTGAAGCGCAGCAGTTCGCGCTTGTAAATCCATCTGGGCTTTACTCTTTGCGATGTCGGCGCCCATTTGGACACCGGCACGTTCTTGGTCAAACTGGGTTTTAGCTTGGGACTCTTTGATTTGTGCACCCACTTTGAGGGCGTCGAGTTCTAAGCGACCACTGACTTCTTGTTCTTTCAACTGCTGGGCATCCGCTTTGGCTGCGGCATCCATCATGATCTTTTGTTTCTTTAGTTCCAAATCTTGTTGCTTTAGTTGCAACTCTTGCATCTGAATCTGCAGGACGGGGTCTTGCATCTGTTGCTGTGCCTGCATCTGAGCGGCTTTGGCTTGGTTCTGCATCATGACCTGCTGAGCCGCTTGAGCCATCATGCCCGACAAGGCAATCTCGATCTGCGGTGGCAACTTCTCGTCTTCGGGAGGCAGGGGCATGCCCAACTGCTCTTCGATCTTCTGACGCATCTGATAGCCAACGTGCTCTGCAATGTGCGCCGTGATTGCGCCCATGATCTTGGGGGCCTGTGGGTTCTGGCCAATGAACTGCTGAATCATCGGGTCTTGCAACAGCATCATGTGCACTTGAATATGCGCTGTGTGGTCTTGGTGCAAGAAAGCTTTGAGCGGTGTGCCCTTAAGTGCGTTCTGGTTTTCTTGCACGGGGTCGATCGGCTTCATGTCCTCTTCAATTGGCACAAGCTTCTCAGCGTTCTTGATACCCAAAACATTCAGCATGCCACGGTGCAACTCAGGCAAGTTGTAGATGTCCGGAGCCATCTGCGCCATCTGGATCACAGCTTGGTACTGGATCACGCGTTGGCTCATAGTGGCCGCATTGGGGTCGGACACGGGGATGATGTCGACCTTGTCGTAGTCAGCTTTCTTCGCTTTGCGATTGCCGTACTCTGGATCGTATGTGTAGTCTGGGTCGGTGTAGTCGCGGATGATGTTCTTGAGCAGTTTGAACTCTTGCTTCAAGGCAAAGTGCACACGCGCCTGCACCGCCGTCATCACCTTTAACTGCCGCTCCAACAGAGCCAGCGTTGTACCCACAGGCGCATTCGCGCTCATGTCAGAGACCTTCATGTCAGCCGTTGCCGCAAAGCGACGACCTTCATCAACAATGGTCTGCATCAAGTTAAACAGAGTAGCGCTTGGCTCCTTGTACGGCAGCGGCAGAATGCTGTCTCTGATGTTGCCAGAGGCTACGTCGACGTCTCTCCACTCTCCCGGGGCAATCGGCGTGTCATCACCTTTAATCCGAAGCCCTCTGGATTTGAGACCGCCGGGAAGATTAGATAACGTTCCTGCGTCAACCAATTGACGCATAAGGCTAGTGGCCGACTTGGCAAAACCGCCGATAAGGTGGAAGAGTCCAAAACCATAAGCTCCGAAGCCGGGGATATATTGGTAGTGTACAAAGTGCTGGCGCTTGAGTCTGAGTTCATCGTCTTCATTCCAATTGCGGCGTATGGACAGTATGTCATTTGTGCCCTTGATGATGGTGACCACGTACGGCAACATGATGCCGGTCTCTTCTCCCTCTCCGTCTTCATCGTCTACCATGTCCTCGTAACCTTCAAGGTTCAGGTCAACGTGGCACTCATAGATGGTGTAGCGGTCGTCGTTCAGATCGTTAAAGCCTGTCTCTTTGTCCTTGGCTTTCTGAATATCCGTGCGGTCTTTGGGCGCGTCGGGCAGGTCAATGTCCAGATAAAACCCAGCTTGCTGAAGCTTAACAATCTCATTCTTGGTCTTGCGCATGACGTGCGTGACGCGGTAGCAAGTATCAAGGTCGGTTGCGCCGTAGGGGAGCAGCATGTCTTCCGCAGGGATAAACATAGAGACTTGGCGGCCAAGCGACGGGTCGTAGTACACCTTCTTAAACGCTGAACCCGTAGCTGGCAATGACCAGAGCATGCGCTCATGCTCAGCACGGTACTCGACCATGTTCTCAGTCAACTCAAAGTTCATGTCCTCTTCAACGTTGGCCGCAATCTCTTTCATCTCAGGCGTGTCTTTGCCCAAAATTTTAGAACGCACAGGCCCTTGGGCTGGGAACGTCTCGGTGATTGTCTCGGCTTGAAAGCGCACCACGGCTTCTGTAATCATTGGGTGGAACACACCACAAGCGCCTTGCCACGGTTCTGTTCTTTCCTCTATTTGGAGGCCAAGGAGTTTGAGACCATCAACGTAAGTCTTCTCCCACTCTTTGCGTGACTGCTTGTCTTGGTCAATGTCGGAAGATAGATCTCCAGCCAAAGACTGCAGTGCGCTATCGTCCATGTACTCGGCCAAGTTGTCGCTAAAGCCTTCTTCCTCTGGGTCTTCTTTGCCAATGGTGATCTCCACCCCATCCATGCCAATGGTGACTTCTTCGGGATCAACGATCTCGATCTCCAAGGGGGACTCCTGCTCACCCAGCGCGTCAATGCCCATAGGTTGCTGATACAGCGCTTTGTCGATGTTCGTTGCCATGTGTGTTCCTAGTAGTATTCGTATTTCCTGCGGCGAAAGGCTTCGGGTTCGTCTCGCTCGTCAGTGTCCAAAGAAATAAAACCGCCTTGCCTAAAGCGTAGCAGCGCCTGTGTTGTCGTATCCACGTAGTCGTCGTGCTCCCCAACTGGGAACGCGGCCATCTCTTCAATCACTTCTCTTGCCCAGCGTGTGTCGGGTGCCCAGACTTTACCTGAACTGAACAAATCTGCAACCGCGTTGACACGCACCGTCTTGTCATTGCCCCGTGACGGGCTGAACTCTTGCACAGGTATCCCCATAGCCCGAAGTTCTTGGATTAGTGGGGCGCCAGCCGCCTTTTTCTCCACAATGAACGCATCTGGTTCCCACTCTTTGTAGTGTTTGAGCGCCACGGTCTTAAGTTCTGGAAAAGCCATGCGGTCTTTGAACGCGTCCAGCAGAATAAGTTGCGGTGAGTCATTTTCTTCCTCGTTGTAGAAGATTCCCCACGTTGTGCATGCAGAATAGTCGGAGTTGTTCTTGGTTTCAAACGCCGTATCCCACGACTGGATGATGTACTCGCACGTTGGTGGCTCCTCGGACTCCCAAATACGCCACATCTTACGGCTCACGATGGCTGAGTTCTCAGCGGTGGGCTGCTGCATGTACTGCGCGTTCCAATAACGCGGGTCAATGCTGGCTTTTGTGGATTTCAACGCCTCGAGTGACCACTGCTCAGGCCAAAGTGACTTCTCGTCTTCTTCGTCCTCGTTCAGAATGGCCGGCAACTCCACAATCTCCCATGGAACCGCCTCGG